CAAACGCGCGGTTGATTGAAGTCGCAGCAGGTGAAGTCGGCACGATTGAAGAAGGCGACAACCTAACAAAGTACGGCAAATTTACAAAGGCAGACGGTTTGCCCTGGTGTGGCAGTTTTGTCAATTGGTGTGCAAATGAAGCAGGCGTCAAAATTCACAGTGTCGTTGGCACTGCAATCGGCGCGCATAAGTTTAAAGAAATCAACCGTTGGTCAAACATGCCGCAGTTAGGTTATTTGGCTTTCATGGATTTTCCACATGACGGCGTTGATCGCATTTCACACATTGGAATTGTTGTGGGATTGATTGACAACAAGACTTGTTTGACGATTGAGGGCAACACAAGCGGGACAGGTGATCAGCGCAATGGCGGCATGGTCATGATCAAGGTTCGATCATACGGAGAAGGCAAGGAAATCGTTGGTTTTGGAATTCCAAAGTTTGTTCCCTACAAAGGCGACTTCCCTGCGATCGAAACACCAAAATCGGGAGCAACACCGACAAAGGAGAAAACAAAAAAATGGACAAAGCCAAAGCCTTAGCAGCATCATGGGCACGATCATTCATGGCAGCAGCACTTGCCCTATACATGGCAGGCGTGCAAGACCCAAAGACACTTGCAATGGCAGGGGTCGCAGCAGTTGCACCAGTGATCTTGCGTTGGTTAAACCCGCAGGATAAGAGTTTCGGGTTATCGGGGAAGTAGCCCGAAAGACCACGGCAGCAGGATTGGTTTGGGCACTTGCACTAATCCTGACTGCTTGTGGTTATCAGGGTTGGACACGTTATGAGTGCCAAGAATTTGAAAACTGGTCGAAGCCCAAGTGCCAGGAACCGCAATGCGTCCCCACTGGAACATGCACTGACGACATACTTGGATTTAAGTCGGAACAAACCCGCACGCCGTAAGTCAGCCGAAGAAGTCCACGCGCAACTAATCTTGATAATTGGCGCAACACTTGCAGCCGTGTTTTTAATTGTCACTGTAGGCATAACCTACGCACTCATTTTCGTCACCCAGCCAATTGGGGCACAAGCACCCAACGACGCAGCGTTTATTGACTTGTTGAAGACATTGGCGATCTTCCTGACTGGTTCATTAGGCGGGGTACTTGCTGGAAACGGACTGAAATCAAAGCCAAAGTCAGGTGACACGCCGACAAACACGCAAGGTTCTTGATTTGGCGCGCCTTATGCGTCACCCTGTTCACAGGTGGTAGTCGTTACCACCAAGAATCGGGAGAATTCAAAATGGTACTTGATTTATTAGACCCAGCAACATTGGGTCGTTTGACCCTGCTGACAATCTTGCTAGTTATGGCGGCTGCAGTCGGATACGCAATGGGACACAAAGACGGCAGCCGTGAAGGATACATTCGCGGTCGTGCAGTCAGTCGTCACATTTCACAAGCAAATAAGGCGGTTAAATAAATGGGCTTCCTGGATAACTACGAGGCTTCACGCGAGCGTTTAGAACGCTGGAACCGCACATTTGCACTGGGACGCATTGAAACACGCATTGTTGAATTCAGTGCTGAAAAGGGTTACGTTCTAGTTGAAGCAAAAGCGTTTAGACACATGGACGACCTTGAACCTGCTGGCATAGATTTTGCTTATGGGTATCAAGGTGCTTACCAACAAAACATGAAACGTTGGTTTGTTGAAGACACAGTAACTTCAGCAATTATGAGGGTTCAGCAACTTGTTATGGGCGGGGCAGAACGAAGCACCCGCGAGATTATGGAACAGGTTGAAAAGACCAGCGCAAAGGTTGCAAACACTGATTCAACAGATTATTGGACGACCAAGTTTGGCGAGGTGCCAAGTTACAAGACCGCAGGTGAGGCTGAACAGGCAGGAATTCCCTCATTGGGTTCTAGCATGGACGAAGTTGCCAAGCAATTGGGCGGTGAATTGGTCAAGGAAGCACCCCAGTGCGCACATGGGCACATGATTTGGAAGCAATCACATGACGGCGCACCAAAGGCGTGGGGCGGTTATTTCTGCACTGAACGCACAAAAGCAACCCAGTGCCCACCACGTTGGTACGTTTTGCGATCAACTGGAAAATGGGAACCACAAGCATGAGCGAATTCCTAGAGATCATCAACCCACAAACCATGATCGGGAAAATGCTTCAAAATGGTGAAGTAGTTGAGGAATACAAGGTTGAGCAATGCGACAAATGCTCAATGCTTACCAAACTAGACCCATTTGGCTATCAAAAAGGGTACGGCAATGAAAAGATAATTTGGTTTTGTCGGGGTTGCAGATGAAAATGACGTTGACCAGGCAGGAAGAATTTATCTGCCACAAGGCTGCATTGGAATTGGCAAAGGAAAACAAGGACTACTGGCAAACCCGCGAAGGCGGCTATTCAATGGACAAGTCACTGCACGATCTAATCGCACAGGACGCACAAAGCGTTGGCAGTGAATGGGTTGTTGCCAAATACCTGGGCATTGACTTTGACCCATTTGAGCAAAAAGGAAAACGCAAAGCCGACGTTGGAAGCCATTTTGAAGTGCGTTGGACTAAGTACGTTGCTGGGCATTTGGTTGTTCATGAATATGACCGACCTGACGACGTGGCAATCCTTGTGACAGGTGAATCACCAAACTACTTCATTGCAGGTTGGATTCCAGTTGCAATGGCTAAGCGCACAAAGTATCGCCACACAAAACAACCCAATTGGTGGGTAACGCAAATCAACCTTCAGCCGATTGAAAACTTACGGAGAAGCAACTATGGACACAGTTCAGTTTGAGTGCCGCAAATGCAAAAAGGTGACGAAGCAAATGATTCACAACATTACCGATCTACTGCCACCAGGTGTGGAAACGATTCAGTGCATAGTGTGCAGTTGCATGACGGTTGCACAGATTGGACAGTCAAATGCCAATCTATGAGTTTAAATGCCAGGTGTGCCAAATCAGTGTTGAGGTGGATAAGTCAATCCACGAGGAACGCCAACCAATCTGTTGCGGGACAAACATGAGCCGTACCTACTCAACTTTTGGCATTACCTTCAAGGGTCAAGGCTGGGGCAAAGATGCAAAATAGCCTTTTCAACGTGGTAAGTGAAAGCACCACCACAAATGACTATTACACGCCAAAATGGTTATTTGACGCAATGGGTTTGACGTTTGATTTAGACGTTGCAGCACCATTGCAAGGAATACCGTGGTTGCCAGCAAAACGTTGGTTTAGTCAAGTTGACGACGGTTTGGCACAAAACTGGGGTGGGTCACTTGTGTGGATGAACCCACCATTTAGCAACGCAACACCGTGGGTGCGTAAGTTTATGGAAAATGGCAACGGCATTGCACTTGTTCCAGTCTCACGATCTAAGTGGTTTGCGGAAATTTGGGAGTTGTCGGACGGTATTTTGACAACGCCGCCTGACTTTAAATTTGAACGACCTGACGGCAAATCTCAAACAATTAGTTTTCAAACCTTCTTGTTCGCATTGGGTGAGCAATCGGTACAAGCGTTAGAACGCACCAAGTTAGGTAGAGTTAGATGAAAAGTTATCCACAGGCGTTATACACAAGGGTGCAAAACCTGTGGGACACGCCCAAGCCCATGCGTGAAGTTGTTAGTCACTTGACGAGGGGGTGTACGCTGGACGCATACAACAACACCAGGGATTTAGTGGATTTAGACAAGAATGAAGTTCTTTCAAATAATCTTAAAAGTAAAAAGATAAATAAAAAAAGACTTCAAAGTTTGTTGTTAATCGGTAGCGTGTTCGCAACGATAGGTGCAAGCCCTGCCAATGCAGCAGCGTATTCAGTAGATCACTTGAAGTTGTACGCCCATAGTCGTTTGTTGGACTACAAGGAATTCCAGTGCTTTAACAAGATCATCACAAAGGAATCACGGTGGTCATACACTGCACGCAATGGCAGTCATTACGGACTAGGCCAAATGCGTTCTACTTATTACCGTGACCTTGACCCATTCAGACAGATAGATGCAACCATTCGTTACAATCACAAACGTTATTTGACTC